TTCCAATGTTGGTTGCATAAACGCCATCACCAACAGCCCCGAAGTCATAAACTGAAAGCCTATCGTTCAATCTAGCCTTTGCGGTCCTGGCTACTGCGCCAGAATCTGTAGGCGTATACAGAACATTTAGGTCTGTTTCTTCAATAGATCCCCACACATCATTAGGAGTCTCCACCGGAGTCCCTGTAGCGTCTTTTAGAAGAATAGTGAACCTTTCCCCATCAGCACTGTAAATATTGCTGGAAAGTCGCCCTGCTGCGTCTAAGGTGACGACGCTATCAACACCAGCGGCAACACTGAGCGCCGCATCCGTGTATATTGCCTTTGGCGTAGTCGTTCCTGTATCGTAAAACGTCAAAGAGCCGCCGCCTAAAGGTGCGCCGGTATTGTTATCCGTTAACTGGTCTAATTGCGTGAATAAAAGGGCCATCATTTCTCCAAAGGGGCTATATGAGCTTTGTTTCTCTCATGTTTTTTTGTGCGCTACTTGGCGTCGTTAGTGGCAAAGGCGGGCTTAAGGGCGCTTTGCTGGCAATCCCGCTTTATATGGTGGCTCTGGTCGGTGCGACCCTACTAGCCGCCTGAGTGCTGCCAGGGCTTCTTTCTCGCCCTTTGTGCCAAGAACCATATCAACCGTCTTGTCAATTGCGGCGTTTATAGCGGCATCTTTCGGCCCTTGTCTTATAGCACCCTCTATAGCGTTGCCTATGTCGTCTTTGAATGTGGTCCTAAATGTTTCAGGGAACATATTCCTAAGCTCTACAAAAAACTTAACCTGATTAATCACATCATCATCGAACTTGCCGCCGTACTTGTTCGCAATTTCGGTTAAGTTTTTCAATTCTCGGTGTAATTCTGTGCCTGACCTATAGTTACTAAATAGCTTTCTAGATTCAATCCCCAGCGCCCTAGACAGATATTCTTTGTCTGCAAAGTCTATCTTCTTGCCTACCGACGCCTGAAAAGCATCGAGCGCCTGCCGTGTGGTTGAATAGTCTCTATTAACTTTTTTATAGTCAGGCGATGCGTCTTGTAGGAGCTTATTCAAGTCAGCCCGAAAACCTTTGAGCATATTCTGAACACGGCCCGTAGCGCCTTCGGTCTTGCGTGCGTACTCAATATTTTCATCTAGGTAGCGCTTTAGCTGGTGTACATCAAAGGCAGTCTTTGGCTGCCCTCTCTCGCCCTCATACATCCATTCTAGAACGCGTTTAATAACAGGCTCATTACCGCCAATACCTTTAACCTGGGAGCCGTCAAAGTCTATCTTAACGCCTGAGCCATCAACCTCTACCTTTACGCCAAGCTCATCTAGTTTGGACCCCAGCTTATTTACCGCAGGGTTATAGTCCACACCGACAGACTTGAGCCTTTCGGCGGCACCATCAATACGCATAGCCGCCGCTTTATTCTGAGCAGCAACATGCCGAACCCGTTTAGCAATAGACTCCCCCGCCACTTCTGACGGCAACTTATCGCCTTGCTTGCCCCAATTCTTACGCCCCTTTTCGACAATATCTATCATCTGATTGAACGCTTTACGGTCTACATTCTTTAATTCATCTGAGCGTATATACGCCGCCACCTCTGGCTTAATGCCTTGATGAACAGCAGCTTTTTGTATGGGGTCTTTGGTTGGCTTGCCTTTCTTACCTAACGTAAATCCTGCCGTCTCAGCGTCTCCGCGCTTAATGCTTTCTATGCGCGGGTCGATCTTCGCACTGCTTGGTGTAGCTTTAGGTAGTGGCACCTTAGCGCCCGTAGCAATGCCCGCAACCGGGAGAACTGACGCGCCAGCCGCCGAACCTACCGCCGCTGCTTTGTCGCCAAATGGTGAGAGTAGATCTGCGCCACGGTCAGCAAAGAAGTTTGAAGCGCCTTCAAGACCACCCGAGAGCGTAGCGTTGGAAGGCTCACCCGTGATAGATGATTCTAACCGCCCTGGTAATTGGTCTACAGTTTGAGCGCCTTCGCCGACATTCCGCATGTACCGCTTGCCCGTTTGGGTTTTAGGCTCAAATGTCATAGCCTTGCGTACTGAATCAGCAGTTTTAACACCCGCCCTAGAATCCAGATTAAGTGCTGCCGATGCTAGCCCAGCCAAGCCCGCTACAGGCTCAGCGACCACACCCGAAGCCATAGAGCCCGCAACCTCCAAAGCGCCTTCGAGCGGCGTGCCTTCGTCGATAATGCCGGGGGCATAGTTCTTCAGCGCATTAGCCAACTCTTTTGCGGCTTCTACGTCCCCGGCAGCATCAGCATTTATTAGCGCGCTTTCTAGTTGAGCTTTAGTCGCCATATTTGTCTACCAAAGCTTGGACCTTGCTTTCTTTATTGAAAACCCCCGCGATTTTCTGCAATTCTTCCAGGGCTTTGCCTTCTGTTATGTCGTAAGCACCTAAAACGCTCGCGGACTCTCTAAGAATTTTTATGTCAGAGTCACTCAAAACACCGGTCATTTTGCCCAGATTACCCATCGTTAGTGTGCTCACCAACCTTGCAAGATCAGCTTTGGCATCCGATGCCTCTCCGGTACTAGCCCAATTAGTGAAGCTATCAAGTTTGCCATAGAGTCTACTAACTCCCGGCCCAAGCTCGTACTTACCCGGCTCAACCTCTTTGAGCAAGTCTAAAGCAAGGGTTTTTATGTCTTCTTTGGTCTTAACTTGCTCGTCCATCTTCATGGTGGAATCAGCGGTTTTGTTCTCAGACTCTACTGCCTGAGCCTCTGCCTTTCTTAGGTTAGCCTCCTCGGTAGGTGTTCGCGGCCTAGCCCGCTCTTTCTCGGCCTGCTGCTCACTATAGGCATTCTTTGAGTCTTCTTTTTCCTGCCAGGACATTTCTTGTTTCGGCCCCGGCAAGCTAGACAACTGCTCCGCGACTTGTGGCGGCAATTCAGGCGTTTCTATGCCCATACCTATGCCCTGCTCTCGCCACATTTGCATAAATCCGGCGCGATGCTCAGCAGGTAGCTGTAATGCTTGGGACATGCCCTCATTGGCATATTCTTGCATCTTCTCTTGAGACTGGGCTGCGCCCGCTGCATCTCGATTCATAGCGGCTTGATTGCGGTTATAGTCGCGGTTTTCCACGTCCAAATCCCGGCCTTCTTGCTGAAAATTACGCTGATACTGCCGGCCTTCCATCGCTATTTGGTTTTTTCGACCCTCTACCCTGCCCGCACCTGGGTTAAATCCTTGAGCAATCCTATTGTTAATCGGCATTATTTACCCCAATACATGTTTTCTACCGGCGTAGGTACGTTATTAGGCTGCTTTAGCCCCTGGTACTGTTGGCTGTTATTAAAAGCATTATTCACCGTATTAGCTACACCAAGATAGCCAGAGGCTCGCGCATCGGCGCTGTCCTGCTGATACCCGCCAACCTGAGACGCTGAATTAGCGCCTAACTGAGCTGTATTATTCGTGGCCGTTTGGCCTATGCCCGCCGCAACCCCAAGCCGATTCATATAGTTATTAAACTCTTCTGACGCGACACCCTGAGAGTACCGAGTTAATGCCTTTTCACGTGCGCCGCTTAAATACTGACCTCTGGCCGCTTGGTTTTGATTAACAGCTCTATTGCTTTCATCTTGCCGAAACCGAAACCCAGGCGATGCTTCAAAACCGCCATAACGGTCATTTGATGCCGCTTCTCCTGAAACCTCTTGCGTGGGGTTAACCTTCTCTAGAAATATAGCCCTCTCTTTCTCGTTTCTTATGCCGCTGCCGGTATAATTTTGGCTGTAATTCCCACCTTCTTGAGAGGGAGGAAGCGTACCCTCCGCTTTCCGCTGCTCATATTCTTCAGCGCCTACCGTGGCATCTTTGAATTCGTTGAACGTGAAAGCACCCCTTGGCGCAGCATCTTTACCACCCAAGCCGAATGCGCCAGCGATACCGCCGACAACACCGCCGATAGCCGTACCGATAACCGGCACCGCCGAACCAACAGCCGCGCCAGTAGCCGCGCCAGAGGCAATATTACTACCCGTGCTTGAGCCCTTCTCGCCCTGTCGCTTGCCGCGTGTTAAGTAGAATTGGAGCCCTTGCGCGTCAGCATCTCGGCCTAAGACAGAGTGATATGCCTCTTTAATCTGCGATTCAGTCATAGGTCTATCAGGGTCAAAACTGACCTGAGAGTTAGACCCACCACCCCCGCCACCCGTAGACGGCGCTGGCAAACCCATTGCGCGAGCGTAAGCGGTCAAAGCGCTATTGCCCACCTCTCGATAGGGCGCTAGATCCTCACGATTCTGGTAATACTGTTCAAGATTAGTCCCGGCGGCAGCATTTGCGCCACGCCGCGAAGCGGTAGCCGCTTTATTAGTCGCGTAAATACTTGCGCCGGTAGTAAGCACTGTACCGATTGTAGATTGACCCTTGGGGCTTTTCGCATAGGCAACAGCCGCGTCCCAAATTCCCATTATTTAAACCTCGTGTTATACAAAATCAGCCTTTAATGCTTTAGCTCTGTGTATGTCGCCCGTCTCCCCCTGTCGGGTAGATTCAGGATGGTATTTATCTGCTATGAATTTACTCTGGTCTAAGGCGTCGAAGCTCATCTCAGTGACACCTTGCGCAATCATCAATGTAGCAAACTCAGTCAACATAATGGTCGAATGGCCCTTGCCGCGCTCTGCTTTGACAATGACAGCGTGTAGAACTTCAGAATAATCTAGATTGGCGTTAACCAAGCCAACAGGTACCGAATCCACCTCGTAAATGAAAGGATGTGATTGTTGCAACCATCGGCGCATATTCCCGATAGTACGGTCTGTAGTACATGGCCCTTTGTTGTCTAGCGGCCAATCTAAGAACATCGCTACAACAACTTCCCAATCTTCCATCGCCATGGGCCTAATCATTTGCTAGGGCTCGTTGTGGCGCTTGATTGGTCTGTCGCTTGTATCGTGACTTTGCCAATAATCCCAGAACCCGTATGTGTAACAACCGCTTTAGCATCCCGACCACCCGAGCCTGAGATAACCTCAATTGTAGCCTCACCAGTCTCTGCGTGGCTTGTCACGGTCCAAAATCCTGTTGATTGAGTGAACACCGATCTAATTGTATGTGTCGCTATCGTCACACCTTGGCGCTTGAATAATAGAATGTGATCTGACGTTGAGTCAGCAGGCCATACCCCCGCCGAATCGCTCACGGCTAATTGACTTAATGATTCAACAGCTACGTTCTTGAGCTCTAAATCAGCCTGCGCCGCATCAGCTGTTAATTGTGCCGTATTAGCATTGGTCTGCTCTGCCAGCTGTCGTAAGAATTGAGTATGGGCACCGGTTGGCTTGCCTGTAGATCCTACAATGGCCTGAGAAAGATTTATTCCAATCTTAGGCATCGGATTCAATCTCTGCGAAAGCGCCGTAAATAGCGCGGGGCGCGGGGTCTGATATTAGAAGTCGTATGTAGCAACGCCGATACTGCCCAAGTCTGCGCCATTCTGCCGTTGCTGTTGTGTCACCTGATGCGCCTAGCGTCTCATAGCCAACAGTGTTCCACGTGGAACCATCGTCGGATAAATCTAAGCGGACCCTTGTAGGTAAGCCAAGCACAGACGTGCCGCGCTCAGCGTCTAATTCAATCTTATGTATGCGGAATCGATTACCTTCATTCTGTATAGGCGGGAATATGATTTGAGCAACCATATCCGTGCCGTTTTCTGACCAATTGGTGAAGTCTAGCTTGTAGACGTTGCCATTTTCATAATCGCCGACAAGATTAATCCCGTATGCTTTGGAATGCGTGCTTATGCGCCACCGGCTAAGGTTTAAAGATTCCCGCTCATGCCATACCTGAGTTGCGGCATCATAGATAAACGTGCCCGCCGAACACGAAAGACAATAGAACTCGTGCCCCTCAAGGGTGAAGGCGATGGATTGCGCGGCTGCAAAGCAACCACTGATGGCCTGCTCAACCGCATGAGTAGAGATGCGCGTAGGTGCATATCCATCGGCCAATCGGCGCACAATGCCGTCATCGTCCACCCAAAAAACCGTGTTATCTATTCTGGAGATAGACCATATAGCGCCGCAGCCTTTCTCAGCGATGGCACCCGCGATAGATTCGGCGGGAAAGTCTGAATTACCCGTAATCGTCCAGGGCTCAACTGTTTCGGAGCCAAATAAGAGCAATTCCTTATGGTCTGTAAAAATGCGTATTAATCGGTCTGGGTTGCTTTCTGCTGTGGCAAAATCTAGCGCATCAAATGACTCACCGTTGTATAGGGTGCTGTTAAAAAATCTGCCTGTGCCTTTCTCGACAAACCAGAAATACCCCCCCAGAAAATCAACACTGCTCGCTTGTGGAAAGTCAGGGTCCGTTATTTGCTTAAATGTTGTGTCATAAATGTATGTGGTGGTATCCGCGACAATACAGAGCTCTATACCGTTGCTAGCCATGCTGACCGGCTCAGAACCAGGCACAACGCCGAGCAAGGTATAAGACGAAGAGGAAACGCTATAGAGGTTTGTACCGCTAACAACGTACAAGACCTCTATGTGCGTGAACATGCCCCGAACCGGACCCGCAGGCAAAGCCTGGTACAAAGTTAAACCAGGCACACTATGAAGCGTTACAGGGCTTAGGCCATCGGTCTGCTCAGCGTACATATTAACGACGCGCTCAGCGTTAACCTGGGAGCTTTTGTTCTTGCCGTATTTAGTGGCTACCTCAAGTCTCATAAACGAGACAGATACAAGTTATTGGGGTTGAATATGGCTTGCAGTGTCTCAGGCATTTCGAGCGTATCCGGCACAATATACCGGCGTTGTAGCTGCTTTAGGCCGTCATTAGCCAAGCCGAAAACAACTTGTGTAGGTTGTACGCCGTACTCAGTAGACAACCTAACGGCCAATAGATAGCGAAAGGGTCCAATGTGGTCATCAGGAAAGGCCATAGTGTCTTGTTGGGCACCATCAGTGTGCTCTAAGTCAACGCCATCAGTAATCAAGGCGTGGAGCATCTCGTTGAGGGTTTCTAGGCCGGTAATCAGCTCTTTACCTTTGGCTACCTCTGACGCTTCAATAATGCCTAGAGAACGAAGCGAGCGCGTAATCAATTCTGCGTATGTGGTCATTCTTCCGCCTGCTTATTCATAAATTTGTGCCAATTGCATTTGTAGCCACCGTGTACAAAGTCGAAGTCAGGCCATGCCCAAATAGGCTTTTCATAGCGTGCCACATAGTCTCTACAAAATGCGTAATCTTCGCCCATAAACGTGTCATCTTCTAGAATGTCAGTATAAAACAATCTAGGCGCTGGGGGCTGGTCTTGTAAGCTAATCATTCGAGCATCAGCCGCCATTTCTTCAAGCACCGAGCGCTCTATACACATAAAGCCTGTCGGAGCGCGGTCACAATGTACCCATCCATCCTCAAGTACTGGCCATCCATTTTCATCTTCAATAAACCGCACCGGATAGTCTTCAGGCTCTTGTCTACGCCGATAAATACCCGCTGATAAAGGCTTCCCAGCCTGAACCATGCCAATAAAGGCGCGGGGCTCCCAGCCTACGTCAGAATCTATAAAGAATAAGTGTGTGCAGTCTGTGCCAAGGAACTTTTCTACAAACTGGTTCCTTGCCAAATCAATAAAGGCACCATTGCCCATTACCAGGGCTGTTATTTTTATATCGTTGAATGGTGCAAGTTGGCATGTCTCAGCCAGGGATATTGCGTAATCGGTGTCCACCTTGCCGTCATAGGCAGGCGTGGCAATCAATACGTGGTCCATTTATTTCCTCTCAAAAATGCGGGGGCACCCGAAGGTCAAGGAGTGAGAGGACTCACCCCCGCAAAACCTCTTACAACGCGCTGAAGTGACGATTCGCCAATTCAGGATACAAGCCACCAACGCCATAAAGAACGTCGAAGCGAGTTATCACGCTGTCAGTCGATGCCGACCATTGCTTGCCAAGGCGCATAGAGATTCCATCATAGGATTCCCGAGCTCCCCAAGCACCAAGCGTTGATACGTCAATCAAGTCAGCAGTCGCAAACACGAATGCATCTTTGTGATATGACATGTCTTGCTTGTAAGTCGCACTTGCAACACCGAAAGCCACTAGCGCGCGGCCATCAGTAGTGGCACCACCACCAACTGTAATCGTGCAGTTCTGGTAAGCATTACCTGGTCCGTGGATCAAAGCAGGCTTAATCACAACAGTCCCCGCGCCACCCGTTAGGGTTACATCGGTTTGTACAACAAACTTCTTGAGCTCACCGCGACGAATCTTAGTTTCGGGGTGAACATCATAGACTTCAGCAAAGGTGAGAATATCACCCGCCGCTAAGGTCGTACCTGCCGTAGCACCATCAACAATGATTGAGCTAGTCGCTGCCCAAGTGTTAGTTGTTGCACTAACGCCTTGGTCCGCGCCATTGGTCAGCGGAGAGCCAGCCAACGTGCCGCGAGTGTGTGTAGGCATAAGCGTGGTTTCCATCACGTCCATACCGCCGGTTCGACCCATCATGCCTTCTTTATACTGCTTGGCAATCTCGCCAGAGTCTTGGAATAGACCCTTAACCGCATCACCGAACTCTGTTACAGAGTCAACAGACAGCAACGCTGTGCGATTTGTAGGTGGGGCCAGTTCTTTGGTTAGGTTTGCACCCATTTCGCGGAACTTCCTATAGTCAAGCTGTGCGTTGGTTACGCCGTTGTAGTTGTTAGCCAACTTATAGCTTTGGGTAAGCGCGTCATTCTCAAGGTGAGCGGCCAATTGTGCCATCGAAGGCTCAATGTGACGCTCGCGAAAATCGTCCATGCTCATAGTTAAGTCAACCGAGGACCACGTTACGTCAACACCAACTTGATTGGTGACGGCTAGCGGAGTCGAGCGTTCAACATGGTCCTGCTCAGAAGCCGCCGCACCCGTTCTCACGGTGTACTTAGGTGGCATACGAATATTCAGGGTTTGCCCGATCTTCGCGCCGTCTACTGCAAATCTATCGTCATATTGCCGATTGATACTACCAATGAACTGACATTTCTGGTGAAGAACCATCAGTGACTCACGAGTAATCTCAAGTGGGGTTAGTATGGAGTTAGCCATTACTTATTCCTTTGGGATTGTCTCAGCCTTGCATATTCCTTCATTGTTTGAGCTTGAGCGGGGGTTTTAGCTTGCGCACCACCTCCTGCACTCAAAGGCTCTATAGGAACAGGGGCCGAGGAGTTGAGTTTTTCCTGGGGCATTGCGATACGTGCCGCAAATTGCCCCATTTCCATAGCCTGTAAGACGGGTGGAAGCGCTGCAATGCGTGCAGCTTCGCCAGGATTCTTGCCTAATTGATACAAAAGCTCAGGGCCATTGGGGGCTGCCTCGATGACTTCAGACATTCTTTCGCTCACCGGTAGACTTTCATTAAATGCAACCTGTGCAAAATCAGAATGTGTCTGTGTAAACTCTTGAATGCGTCCATCAAAAGCGCGTCGTTGCTCAACTTTTTGAGCCTCTTCACTCTTTTCCTTCTGCCTGCTTTCCCAGTCTTTTATCTTTTGGTCAGCTTTATGGTCAGTGAGTGCGCCCACGTATTCTTCATACGTAGCGAAATCATCAACTTTCGGCTCTCCTGTTGGTTGAGGAGGAGTCTTTTGCATCTCCTGCAACCTTCCCTCGACTAATTGGCGCTCACGGCGCTCATAATCAAGTTCTCTTTCTGTACTTCTCCACTTACCGGTCAAATCGTCAATGCGCTCAGTGAACCAGGGCTTCTTCTTCTCGTCATCAACGGGTGGAAGTGATGAATCTTCCGTTTGTGCATCGTCGTTGCCTTCACTTGCAACAGCATCAACTAGGGGCTCTGGTATACCTTCCGGCTGAAGTTCTGATTCGTCAGTCATTTGCAGTCTCTCATCTGTAGTTTTGCTCAGTGAAACCCACTGATAGGCTTAATTCTATGATTCGTCTACTAGCCAAATTAAGCGGCTATCTCTAAGAATTCTTGTACGATTGCGAGTATTTCCGCATCGTCATTATGGTATTTGTCATCACTATTTGTAACAGGCCCGCCACCACTAACTTCGGCCACCTCGGGTATTGGAAACAAGCTAAACCAACCATCGAAGTTAGGCGTCAGTGCATCTAGCGTGACTCCAATTGAGCCCGTTACCGATGTAGGTAAGGCTGCGAATGTGCCTAAAAGAGCTGCGTTATTATCGCCTAATGTGGCTGCTATATCACCAGATACAGACGCTGGAGCCGCATAAGTCCCGTCTAAATTAGCTAGACCATCACCCAGCGTTGAGGCTATGTCGCCTGTCCGATTAGGTGCGGCTAAGTACGTTCCATCCAGATTGGCCGCATCA